TAGTCCGGCCATCATGCCGTCTGGCAATCCGCTGTGGCCTGAGTTCTGGAGTCTGGATGAGTTGTCCAAGCTCCGCCAAGAATTGCCGAACAGCAAGTGGATGGCGCAGTACCAGCAGCAGCCGACATCGGAACAGAGTGCCATCGTCAAGCGGGAGTGGTGGAAGATATGGGAGAAGGAAGACCCGCCGCCATGTGACTATATATTACAAACATGGGACACGGCGTTCGAGAAAAATACGCGGGCTGACTATTCTGCCTGTACGACGTGGGGCATCTGGTACAACCCGGACGACAATGACCAGCCGAACATTATCTTGTTGAACTCGTTTAAAGAGCGCATGGAGTGGGTTGAGCTTAAGAAAACAGCGTTTCAACACTATAAAGATTGGGAACCTGATAGCATATTGATTGAGAAGAAAGCCACCGGAGCACCGCTCATTTATGAGTTTAGGGCAATGGGTATCCCTGCGCAGGAGTTTACGCCGGGGAAAGGCCAAGACAAGATCAGCCGGTTGAACGCGGTATCGGACTTAATCGCCTCGGGTAAGGTGTGGGTTCCACAGACTCGGTGGGCTGAAGAGTTAGTCGATGAGATAGCGTCGTTCCCGTCGGGCGAGCATGATGACTTAGTTGACGCGACGACTCTTGCCTTGATGCGGTTCAGGCAGGGTGGGTTCATTCGGTTACCGAGTGATGAGGCAGACGAGATACGGCTGTTTAAGAGCAAGCGGGGGTTGCCTTATTATTGATATTTTTGACGATTTGGCTGAGTTCGCAAGATGGTGGTTACACCATAGGATGTTATTACCCCCGCCAAATGCAGTCACAACGTACCAGAACATGACGGGTACTTGCTTGTACAGGCATGGGCAGTATCAGGTGCAGATGTTTACATCCAAGCCAAACTCGGTGTCAGTGTCACATGTGCATCCGAACGTGGACAGCTATGAGTTGTACCTGTGTGGCGACTTAGACTTTGTAATTGCAGGCAACATATATAAACATCAAGAAGTGGCAGCAAACCCAATACCAGTAAGGATTCACCCACATTACTGGCACGAAGGCACAACAGGCCCACTAGGGGGTTCATTTTTGTCGTTACAGAAATGGCTCAATAATGTGCCGCCGTCGTGTGTGGGCGAGGATTGGGTTGGGGTAGATGGCAGTGCTGCGGGTACCTGTGTAGGTAGAACAGAAACTAAGGAATAATCATGGCAATGGAAAAGAGTTTGTACTCCGCCCCTCAAGGCATCGATCAAGAGATGGATGAGCCTGATCTGGAAATTACCATTGAGGACCCAGAAGCAGTCAGTATTGGCATTGATGGATTGCAGATTGACATCGAGCCTGAAGAAGAATCGGACGAAGACTTCGATGCTAACTTAGCGGAGTACATCCCGGACAGCGAGTTATCAGGACTTGCTAATGACTTGGTGGATGCCTACGAGGAAGATATAAGTTCCCGTAAGGATTGGATTCAGACCTACGTTGATGGCCTTGATTTGCTGGGTATGAAGATTGAAGAGCGCACCGAGCCTTGGGCTGGCGCGTGCGGAGTAGTCCACCCACTGATGTCGGAAGCCTTGGTTAAGTTCCAAGCTGAAACGATCATGGAGACTTTCCCAGCGGCGGGGCCAGTTAAGACTAAGATCATCGGTAAGGAAACGCAGGCTAAGAAAGAAGCTGCGGAGCGCGTCAAAGACGACATGAATTACCGCTTAACGGAAGAAATGCCTGAGTATCGCCCTGAGCATGAGCGTCTTCTCTGGGGCTTGGGCCTGTCCGGTAATGCGTTTAAGAAGGTGTACTACGATCCAGCACTGGGTCGGCAGGTGTCTAACTACGTCCCTGCGGAAGATATTGTTGTGCCATACGGTGCGTCGTCGCTGCGCACGGCAGAGCGTGTTACCCATGTGATGCGCAAAACCGAGAACGATATACGCCGTTTGCAAGTAGATGGCTTTTATCGGGACGTGGACTTAGGCCAGCCAAGCAACACGATTGAGGAAGTCGAGAAGAAGATTGCGGAGAAGATGGGCTTCCGCGCCGTGACCGACGACCGCTATCGCATCCTTGAGATGCACGTTGATCTGGACTTAAAAGGTTACGAGGATACAAACAAGAAGGGCGACGAGACAGGTATTGCCCTGCCTTACGTGGTGACAATCGACAAGTCTAGCCTGCAAGTGCTGGCAATCCGCCGTAACTGGAAGCCTGACGACAAGCTCAAACGCAAGCGTAATCACTTCGTACACTACGGTTACATTCCGGGTTTTGGCTTCTACGCCTTCGGTTTGATCCACTTGATCGGTGCATTTGCTAAGTCGGGCACGTCAATTCTGCGTCAGTTGGTGGACGCCGGTACGCTATCTAACCTGCCGGGTGGCTTAAAATCTCGCGGTATGCGTGTAAAGGGTGACGACACACCTATCGCACCGGGTGAGTTTAGGGACGTAGATGTGCCTAGCGGATCGATCCGTGACAACATCTTACCGCTTCCTTATAAAGAACCAAGCCAAGTTTTAGCTCAGTTGATGAATCAAATCATCGACGAAGGCCGTCGCTTCGCTTCCGCTGCCGATATGAAGGTGTCGGACATGTCGGCTAACTCCCCAGTTGGGACTACCTTGGCTATTTTGGAGCGCACACTTAAGGTAATGTCGGCGGTTCAAGCCCGTGTTCATTACTCGATGCACGAAGAGTTACGCCTGCTCAAAGACATTATTCGGGACTACACCCCTGAAGAATATAGCTACGAGCCCGTTGACGGCAACCGCCAGATTAAGCAGTCGGACTATGACCAAGTAGATGTGATACCGGTTAGTGATCCGAACGCTGCAACGATGTCACAGAAGGTTGTGCAGTACCAAGCCGTGTTGCAATTGGCTCAAGGCGCACCTCAGTTGTATGACTTGCCGTTGCTCCACCGTCAGATGCTGGAAGTCTTAGGTATTAAGAACGCCGCAAAGCTAATCCCAATGCAGGACGACACACGTCCACGCGACCCTATTACCGAGAATCAGAATATTTTGCGGATGAAACCGGTTAAAGCGTTCTTCTACCAAGACCATCAGGCCCACATTGCTGTCCACATGGCAGTTATGCAGGAACCTAAGATGCAGCAGATGATGCAACAAAACCCGCAAGCACCGCAGATGGCAGCAGCAATCGCCGCACATATTGCGGAACATCTAGGCTACGAGTATCGCAAGCAGATGGAAGATGCGATGGGTATCCAGCTACCTAATTACGACGAGGATAACGAGGATCAGGTTATTCCGAAGGATATGGAAGTTGAGATTTCCAAGCGTGCGGCGCAAGCATCCCAGCAATTGTTGCAACAAAGCAAGCAACAAGCTCAACAACAAATGGCACAAGAACAGATGAAAGACCCAATCGTTCAAATGCAGATGCAAGAACTGCAAATTAAACAGGCCGAACAACAACGTAAGGCTCAGAAAGACAAAGATGACGCTCAGCTTAAGATGGCTCAAATACAAGTTGAACGTGACCGTATCGCAGCACAGCAAGAAATTGCCGGAGCCAATATGGCGATGAAACACCAGCAAGAAGTACAACGTGCGGAAAAAGCTCAGGAAACTGAAGGCTTCCGCCAAGGTATAGCAATGCTTAACGCCCGCCAAAAAACGCCGCCAAAAAGGTAAATAATGGAACAAGTCATTGACTTAATACTAAAGCAACTAAGAGAGCGTCGGGATCAACTAACCGATGCTGTCTCCGGTGGAGCCGCGAAAGACTACGCCGAATACAAGTATCTATGTGGTGAGATTCGAGGACTCACTGCTGTAGAGATGTATCTACAAAACCTCGCAAAAAACTTGGAGCAAATTGATGAGTGAAATCCTAATCGGTTCAAACCCCGATAGCTTGGATGCAACAGTACTACCAGCCGCAGCAGAAGATAAGGCAAAACAACTGCCAAAACCTTCTGGGTACCATATCTTAGTAACAACTTCCGCCGTCGAATCCAAATACGAGAGCGGGATTATTAAAGCAGACCAAACAATGCACTACGAAGAAGTGCTAAGTACGGTGTTCTTTGTTGTTGAGATGGGGCCAGATTGTTATTTAGATAAGGCAAAGTTTCCTACAGGCCCTTGGTGCCAAAAAGGTGATTTTGTTTTGGCTCGACCAAACTCAGGCACACGCCTGAAGATTCACGGCCAAGAGTTCCGTCTAATTAACGATGACTCGGTAGAAGCAGTGGTTCAGGACCCGAGGGGGATAAGTCGTGCGTAACGAACTCCAAAAAGAAGCTAGGCGTAAATACGAACAAAGTGAAAAAGGTAGAACAGCGAAAAAACGGCACGAAGCAACTTATGCGGCATCAGGGGGTAGAGCAGAAGCAGAAAAGCGCCGTTCAGAAAAACCTTTGACTGAGGCTAGAAAAGCTGCAAGAGCTCGTTGGGCTAAAGATAACCCCGAGGTTTTTGCGGCTAGTAGGTCGTTACGAAGATCTTTATATCGTAGTGCGTCTAGTTTTGATCGTTTTGTTCTTGTAGAGGCTATGAAATTAGCACGTCTACGTCAGCACGTATTTGGGTTTTCATGGCACGTAGATCACGTGGTTCCAGTGTCAAAAGGTGGTACTTCAGAGGCTAATAACCTCCAAGTTGTACCTGCAATATGGAACCAACGTAAGTCCAACAAAAGTACTGAGCACTTTTTTACCCGAGCATAAGGAGACACAAATGGCTGAATTTGAGAAAAACGAGTACAAATTTCCTGATGAAATAGATAAAAAAGCTTCCGCCCGTGACGAGGACGAAGATCAGGACATTAGGATTGAGATAGAAGACGATACCCCGCCGGAAGACCGTGGCCGTAAGCCACTGCCTAAAGCGATATTAGAAGAGATTGAGCAAGACGAACTAGACGAATACTCTGGCAAAGCCAAGGAACGTCTGTTTCAAATGCGTAAGGTTTGGCACGATGAGCGACGGGAAAAAGAAGCGGCGCTCCGTGAACAGCAGGAAGCTATCCGTATAGCCCAGCAAATCCTTGAAGAGAACAAGATGCTCAAAAGCACCTTGGCTTCGGGGGAAAAAGAGTACATATCTACGGTGCAGTACGCCGCTGATACTGAGCTTGAAATGGCTAAACGAAACTTCCGAGAGGCGCATGATTCGGGCGATCCAGACAAACTTATGGAAGCGCAGCAGGCTCTTACGGAAGCTACGCTACGTGTAGATAAAACAAAAAATTACAGACCTACTTTACAAAATGCAGAAAATGATATAAAACTGCCACAAATGAGTCAGCCGGTGTCCAAACCGCCGCCTGATCCTAAATATGTCGATTGGCGTGAGCGTAACGATTCTTGGTTCCATAAGGACAAGGAGATGACGCAAGCGGCCTTTGGACTACACGAGAAGCTAGCCGATCAGTACGGCCCTGAATATATTGGTACTGATGACTACTATCAGCGCATGGACAAAACAATGCGCAAACGGTTTCCCGAAGCCTTTAGGGACGAGGACACCGAAGAAGCTGATTCCAGACCTCAGCGAAAAGCATCAACGGTTGTTGCTTCTGCCAAACGAAGCACGGCTCCTAAGAGTATTAGGCTAACAACGTCCCAAATTGCGTTGGCTAAAAAGCTGAGACTAACCCCGGAGCAATATGCTCGTGAAGTTCTTAAATTGGAGAATAAATAATGGCAAACGGCAATAACAGACTGATGCGTGAACTTGAAACCCGTGACACGGATATGCGCCCTAAGCAGTGGGCACCAGCCGAGCTTCTCCCTGAACCGGATAAGCAACCGGGGTATTCATATCGCTGGATTCGTACTTCGACCTTGAACAACGCTGACCCACGTAACCTTTCGGCCAAACTCCGAGAAGGCTGGGAGCCTGTCAAAGTAGAAGAACAACCTAGATTCCAACTGTTAATCGATCCGAATAGTCGCTTTAAGGACAATATCGAGATTGGTGGATTGTTACTGTGCA